CCCACTAGGGAACCTGCACCAATGATTGATAGACCAGATGCTGCAAATACTGCAACAATTCTGAAGAATATATTCCATACATTTGTTACTGCTTTGGAACCAATCACTTCTTCTCCAGTCTCTTTATCAATTACTGTTATATCTACGTTACTTTTGTTTTCCATCTTCTTCCTCCTTTTCTTCTCTGAATTTCATTGAAAATAACCACACAATCAATGACCATAAAATTGCAAATCCAACTACTGTTTTTGCAGAACCTTCAAGAACTGCCCAAGCTATGAACATACCAAGAAGGGTGAATGTCTGGTTTAACATTTCACGGATTTTATCTTTTATCCACTCTTTCATTTATCTTATCCTCCCTGTTGCTAAATTAGTTGCTGCCACTACCTGTACGGTAATAACTGATGCAACAACTACCTTTTGTGATTCCTCACGCTTTTCTGGTGTCATGTCTGCACCAATGTTAGCTACAGCAGTAAGAGCCTTTCCAGGATCTGTAAATACTGCACCTAAAATTTCTGATGGATTTTCAAATATCTCCAAAGCATCTGCTACTTCTGCAAAAAGGATAACTCCATTTTCCAAAGCCACTGGTTGGTCATCTGGCAAGTCTTCATAGTCAAGACCAAGTTCATTAATTAAATCAGTAGAAATAGCATTACCATCTGCTTGTTCTAAAATAACATCTACAAGAAGTTCTTTCTCATCTTCCGTCAAAACTCCATCTTCAGTTAAAGAGTCTGAAAGTCCAGATACTTCATCTTCAGATATAAAACCATCTCCCAAGAAGGTATTAATTAGTTGTTCTGTCTCAATGTCTGAGATAACACCACTTTCAGTAAAGGATTCAATAAATGTATCTATTTCAGTGTCAGTTATTTCTGTGATAGTATTATCAGATGGAAGATCAATGGATGGAAGATCTAGATCAGGAAATGAACTCTCAATTGGATCTGGAATTAATGGTTCTGGATATGAAATCTCTGGCTCAGGATCTAGGGATGGAACTGCAACAGGTCCTTCAGGCTGCCACGGATATTCTGAGGGACTTGAAAAGGAAGGGACTGGAATAGGTGAAGAAGTTTCTGAAGGCAGCACAACAGGTTCTGACGGTAGTGGGCTTGGCTCTATTGGCTGGGGTGACGGTTCTATTGTTGGCGTTGGTGATTCTGACGGCTGTGGCTCAGGGCTGGCAGTAGGTGTTGGCTCAGGTGTTGGCTCAGGTGTTGGCTCAGGTGTTGGCTCAGGTGTTGGGCTTGGAGTTTCACTAGGAACAACTGGAGGCTCTGTAAAGCTTGATGGTGTTGGTGATGGCTCAACCTCAATAGGAACCCCACCATTTACATCAAAGGCTGCTTCCATTGGGACAACAGCCTGACCTCTTTCAAATCTAATCGCTCTTCTTGCATCTGCTGGAAGATCTGTCATTGTAATAATCTCACCATGCCATCCACCATTTGAAAACTTAGTAACAACAAGTCTCATTTGAGTAAGTGGTCCAGTTGATTGTGGGAATGGGCGAACAGACCACTCTATACAAAATGAATTTTCATTGTATCCGTATGAAGTATATGCACCTGGACCAAAAGAAACCCAGTCTTTTCCAGCTATAGATATAGATGGTGTTTGTGGGTAGTCCCAATATGTACCATCTGGATTTCCAAAAGTTACAGTTGCATTCGTGCTATAAAAAATTTGAGTATAGTCTGTGCTACCTAGAGTCAGAGTAAACGGAAGAGTCATTGGAAAAGATCCATCATCATCTCCAGTAATTGTAGACATATTGCATACAAGCGGAGTGTTTGCCTGGGTTGCTGGCAGAATCAAAAACATCATTGTAGCAGATATTATTGGAAGTAATAGTAGGTAGGAAAAGATTTTTTTCAATTTATTGCATAGACTCCTTGTTAGACGTATCTAACAAATCTATTATATCATTGCTAATAAACTAATTAATAGTTGTTTCAGGAATAAAATCAGAGAAATCTTGTGGATAGTCTGCATTTGGAGTCCACATTTTAAATTGTCTTATATCAGAATTATATGTTTTACTTCCACCAGTAATTCTAATTTGAACCACTACTGGATGATTGGTAACAATATTCCAACAGTTAGAAGCTACAAATTTACTCCCTGGTTTTTCTGTAAAGAAGTATGTGTTAGTAGCACTTGGATCATTTGGACCTGGAACTATTCTAGTTATTCTTAATTTAATATATGATGGACTTTTCTTTCCCTTTGTATCAATAACCGCTTGATAGCAAAATAAAGATCTTTTCCCATTGCCTTGAATTTCTGTTTTTCCACCATTAAATTTTAGGGTAGTCCACTTACCTCTTGGAATTTTTTGAATTTCTGTAGATTTATATCTTATAGAGTCTGAGGCACTTGCTGGTGTTGCTTGAGCAAAAACTAATAATACTGAAAATATTGAGGCTAAAAACTTTTTGTGCATCTATTTAGTTTATCATAAATAAAATCAGACAGTTTTACGACTTGTCTAGGTCGTTTCCCATCCTAAGGAAATTTATATATTTCTAGGAGGAATTTTTCTTTGTTCTACTGCTATAAGCGTACCTTTGTGATCTGCATGAATGTCTTTTCTTACCCAAGTCATACCATAAGTTTCTTCTAAATTTTCTAGTCCAACCCTCTTTTTTAATCTTTCAGCCATAGACTGAAAAGTTGGATCGTCACTCAAGTTTAAATATGAGTTATGATACCATGGTAGGTCATAGAATGCAGGAGAATTTACTAAAAGCATTCCTGCTGTATTCCAATGCTCTTCAATTCTTGGATTTTCAGATACAACAGTTCCCCTTAGTCCATAAACTGGAACATCTGCACTAACAATTGGATGATCTATTTCAAATAATTTTTCAATAATTTCAGCAGTTAAAATTATATCTGAATCTACATACAAGATTGCATCATAATTTACAATACCAACATTTTCTTCTGTACAATCCTCTCCCCAATGATGTCCAGAAGTTTTTCTAAATCTTTGTGCAAACTCTCTAATTAAATTTCTACCAGTTTCAATTCTTATCCATCTGTTTCCTGAATTTACTTGAGCCTCCATATCATTAATTGTATATGTCCAGAAATCTCCATTGACTTCTTTTAGTGCATTTAAAACTCTTTCGAAAGGCTCCAAACCTCTGGTATCAAGTTCTAATGCAGTGAAGAATTTTGCATTCGGGAATTTTTCAATTATTTGTTTTGAGTTTTCTAGCCAAGACATCTCTTCACCCATGTCTGCTTTCCATCCCACAAGCGGTGTACCAATAACAAAGTGTTTGTTATAATCTATCTCTTTAAACATTGTGACTACTCCTTATGTATTCAATTATATCTGAGCAATAGCCATAATAGTCTAAATCTTTCATTTCTTCTACAGTTCTAAATAGTTCTGGGAGAACTGCAATTGTTTGTGAGTTTGCCTTTGCAACTCCTGGGAATGCCCAAACATACCCCTTACTAGTTAAAGTATAATCATCTGCCTTATGAAAAAAACAGTTTAAGTTTTCATCAAGAGCATATTTTAAAGACTCTTTATCTTTGCAATGAACCCACAAACTTTCTCTACATTCATCAATAAAGTTATCGTCTATTAAATATTGAGGCTTTTCGTGACCTAAAAATATCTGTCCGTCTTTATGACGAAGATCAACCTCTACATCAAAACCTTTGTCTATAGCTTGATAAATATATACTGGACTGTTTTCAAGATCATGATGCTTTCCAGTTAAGTTACCACGATGGGATATATAAATCATTTTTCAACCTGAACCCAAATCCAATTTTTATGATTGTCTCCTGGACCAGTTGGTCTAATGTCAGACTTATAATTTTTAAATGCAATTTTGTTAACTAAATCATCAATTAACTCATCTTCATTAGTAACGCTAACATCTGAATGACCATTTGTACTTGCAGCATCATAAAGATTATCATAATATCCAGCCGTTGGAATACCTTCTTTTCCACCAAATCCCATCTGGAAGCAAAGCTTTCCACCATCTTTAAGAACACGGTAAGCTTCTTTAAGAATGTTAAATCTAACATCGTGAACACAAATATGCTGGAAACAAATTACTGCAAACATTACATCATAAACATCATCTTCAATCATTGATAGATTATCTCCAGAAGTTACATACAGGTTTGGAATTTCTATATTATTATGCTGTAAATTAACTCTAGCCTTTTCTAGGTTAACATCTGAAATGTCTACTCCATCAATTCTTTCAAACTTGCTATTAAATTTTACAATGTTTCTTCCTGGACCACATCCATAATCTAGTGCTACTAAGCCAGAGGTGTCAAAATCTTTAAAAAGAAACTCATCATAATCTTTCCAATTATTATGAGCATCATATGATCCAACTACTGGATCTCTAAAATCCAAAGACCACTTAGCAGCATATTCATCATAGTAATCGTTTTGCATTTTTAAATAGTCTTTCTTACCTTTTTCCATTATATCTCCTTGTTATTTTCTAAAAAGTAATTTAAGTCTTCAGGGGTTCCAATTCCCCACATCTTATCAATAGTTTTCAATCTTACCTTTTTTCCATCTTCAATTGCTTCATTAAAAACAGGGCAAACATAAAATTCATTATTAGTTCTAATGTTTTTATCAATCATTTGATTTGCATACTTAACGTAATCAGACCCGTGTTTCCAGTAGTATATACCAACTGTTGCATTATCAGAAATTGGATTCTTTTCTGCTACCTCTGAAACAAAACCATCTTCCCCAACTTTTGCAAAAGACCACTTTGGATGAGTTGCTTTAAACGAAAGTATTCCACCGTCTATATTGCTAGCACCAAACTCATACAGTGCTTCGTTGGAGTCCCATTCCACATACTGATCAGAGTTAGCCATTAGAAGTGGCTTTTCGTTATTGATAAGCTCTTGAGCAAGTAAGGTTGTACAAGCAGCACCCTCAGTCATTCCATCAACAATAACTATGTCGCAGTCTGGAGCAATAAGGTTAAGAAGTTGCTTAAGATTATATTTTTCATAATGATCTTTTTGTACTAAGAAGATATAGTGTGCATCAATGTTAAGATTTTCAACAATTACCTGGATCATTGGCTTACCATGAACTTCAATCAATGGCTTTGGAAATGTATAACCTGCTTGTGAAAATCTTGAACCTGCACCAGCCATAGGTATAAGGACATTCATCTCTTTATTTTTCCAAGGCACTTGTCCAGTTCTCTCTTTCTTTTCAAATTTTTCTATAAACTCTATGAATATTGTATCATTAAGATCATAGGAATCTTTAACTGGGTACAGGTTTGCTCCAGAATTCAAAGCTCCTTGCCTCCCAATGTGAGAGTCTTCTATAATTATTGTATCTTTTGGAAATGCATCTAATGCCACCATGCACTTCCAGTACATTTCTGGGTGTGGCTTTGGATGCCAAACATCCTCATTGCTAACAATGTAATCTACTAAATGAAGCACCTGGATTCCATGCAAAGACTTTATGATAGTCTCTCTAATACTATTAGATGCTATGGCAATTTTCCAACCTTCAGATTTTAGATACATCATAATATTTATAGCTTTAGTATTTACTGGAAGATTTTCAAGCATTAAGAAAGTTTCTTCTTGCTTATCTTTCCATACTTTATTATGAGAGTCTTGTGGCAGCCCTTTTTCTTGAGTAAGCATAGAAAGTTTTTTCTTAGTATTTAAACCATCATATTTTGACAGATGCTCTTGATATGATATTTTATATTTAGGATCAACTTTTTCTAATGCATTGTTAAGAGCTTTGTAGTGCAAATCTTTTGAATCAATTAGAACACCATCTAAATCAAATATAACTAACTTATTACTCATCTTTGTGGACCTGCATGTCTATGCCACTTGTTATGTCTAACAATACTTTTACCATTGCACTTCATAACATATTTATCTCTTACCCTATAAGACCATTCAACATCTTCTTCTTCGTTCCATCCACGACTTTCATCAAGTGGTTCTTCAATCATGACATGACGCTTTACCATAAAGAATCCACCAGAGATATACATGTGCTGAGTTTGAGACC